CCCGGGCGCTGGAGCCGGTGGAGACGTTGGGCCCGGGCCGCGCGGCGCAGGAGTTGAGCGATCTCTATCGCACGACGACGCCGACGAAACTCGACCGCGTCGTGAATGCGTTGTCGACGCCTGCCGGGAAGGCGGGGACGACCGCGATGTCGATTGTGGCGCCAGCGGCGTCGCAGGCGATTGACACCAGCGATCCGAATGATCCAAACCGCGAACTGAAGCAATACGGCAAGCTCACGCTCGATCTCATCGGCGGGTTGTCGGTCGGCGCGACGTTGCGCGCGGGGGCGAAGGGGCACACCGTTGAAGCGCTGCCGCTGGAGAAGAATGCCGCCGCGCGCGCAGCGGCGATGCTTGCGCTCGGCGAGAACAAAGCGACGATTCGGAGCGCGCTGTTAGACATGGGCGTCACCAAGGATGCGCTGGCGGCTATTGAAACCAATGCGAGCCAGATTCTGCAGCAGCATTACGAAGCGGCAGGGAAAAAGGGACTGACGCAAACCGCTGAACTACTGCGCATGCTGGATCAGGGGCGGCCGTATGCCGGATGGTATGGAACCGGACAGGAACTCCGCGAGATGTTCGGCAAGGATGCGGAAGTCTTTGCGCGGATTCTGGCGACGACGTCGAACAATGCCGAGGTGTCGGCGCAAATCCCCATCGCGTTGAAGGTCTATGCGCAGTGGAAGATGAATCCCAAGAAAGATCCGATTGGGATTATGTCCACGATTATCAAGCCGGTGACGCGCGCGACGGGCGGCGGCACACTCGCGGAAGGGGTGGAAGGGCGCAAGGTCAATAATTTCGTGCGCGCGCTGCTCGGTGATGAAGACGCGGTCGTGGTCGACCGACACATGATGCGCGTGTTCGGGTTCCCCGGGGATACGCCGACAAATACGCAGTACGACTTCATCGAGCATGCCGTCAAGGAAATGGCCAAGCGGGAGAATTTAACTCCGGCGCAAGCGCAAGCGGCGCTCTGGTATTCCACGAAAGTGAAGCAGGGCCAGCGCATTCCGGGCAGTTACATCGAGGAACTGGCGAAGCGCGAAGTGGCGGGGGCCACTGATGATCCGACCGCGATGTTCCGGGCGCGCCTGCGCGAACCCGAACCCGAGGATCTGCGCTGGTTGAAGGGGAAGTATCGTGAGTCCCCGACGAAGCCGAATCCGCGCTATGGGCAACAAAAGATCAGTAAGTCGACGGGACGACCGGTCTTCGTGCCGGGGACGCGCCGTCCGGTAATGGAACCGGCGCGTATTCCGCGCTGGGAGCGCTATGCGCGTCAGCCGGATGAAACCTTTGATCAGTATTGGCGGCGACAAGAGATGTTGGACCGCGCGGCGCGGCTCGGGAAAACGAAGCCGTCGGTCATTGGCGCGATTGGGCAGGCGCGTTGATGGCGGATCTCGATGGGCGGTTGACGGCGCTCGATTACGCGTTGTTGGCGCTGACGTTTCTCCTGACGGTATGCGGGATCGCGGTGGTGAAGCACTTCGTGCTGCAGTGATCAGGGAGCGCGCGCATGGGACTGATTGAGTTGATTGTGCTGCTCGTGGTCGTCGGGGTGTTGTTGTATTTCGTCGAGACGTACATTCCGATGGCGCCGCCGATCAAGTTGATTATCCGCGTCGTGGTGGTGTTGGTGATGGTGTTGTGGCTGGTGCGGGTCTTCATTGGCGATATTCCGCTGCCACATCTGCGTTAGTTGGTGACCGAGTAACACTCGCCCGGTTCAGAACCTGACCGATCGTTGGTGCGACAGGTGCGTGACCGGGTGAGGTATGTCCAAGGCCATCATCAGTGCCACGTGGGAGGATGCCCCGCATCTGACGCCGCGTCAGAAAGCGGAGATGTGGGCGTCGATTCCCGAGTATCAGCGCGACGCGCGCTCGCGCGGCATTCCGCAGCTGGGCGAAGGGCTCATCTACCGCACCCCACCCAAGGACATCACGGTCAGCGATTTCTCGTTGCCCAAGCACTGGCCGCGTGCCTACGGGCTCGACGTCGGCTGGAACTGGACGGCCGCGATCTTTGGCGCGTGGAATCAGGACGACGACGTCGTCTATCTCTACTCCTGCTACAAGCGCGGACAGGCGGAGCCGTCGGTGCATGCGGATGGGATTCGCGCGCGCGGCAAGTGGCTGCGGGGCGTCATTGATCCGGCCGCACAGGGCAGCAATCAGGTCGACGGGTCGCGCCTGCTCGATCTCTATCGCGCGCTCGATCTCGATCTCGAACCGGCGGATCACGCCGTCGAGAGCGGCATCTACGAATGCTGGAATCGCTTCGCGACGGGCCGCTTGAAGGTGTTTGAGTCGCTGCAGGAATTCTTCGCGGAGTACAGCAAGTATCGTCGCGATGTGCGCGGCAAAGTGGTCAAGCAGGACGACCACGTGATGGATGCGATGCGCTACCTGATTCTCTCGGGCCTGCAGCGCGCGTGTGTGGAGATCAAGAAAGAAGAGCCGGAGAAATACACCTACGCGATTCCCGGGGCGCAACAATCGCTCGGCTGGATGCAATAGACGCAAGGAGCAGCACATGAGCAATGGGAATGATGATCATCTGACGCAGCGGCGTGGTGGCCGGGAAGTGGGGCCGAGTGGACAGCCGACGATGTCGCGCTGGCCGTCGCCGACCGAGAAGACACCGGATCTGCAATCGGATTCGATGACCGGGAAGATCAAGTCGCTGGCGGGCGGGACGCTCGGGCCGCGCGCGGGGAACAACAGCGACGCGGGCAAGAAGCCGAACGAGAACCTGCGGTAAGCCATGGCGCTGCCGCCCCGTGAACGGTTCGACCGGCCGATGCGGAACCCGGGGCCGATCCGGGTTCCGGCCGGTCAGTCTCTCGATCTCGCCACCGATCCGTTCATCACCACGATGCCGACGGAACGGTTACGGTCCCGTCGCCGTCCCGTGGGGGACGGGGCCGTCGATGTGCGCACGGCGGGCATTGTCGCCAGTGGACCGACGTCGAAGTCGACCAAAGACAGCGAGGCGTCGCTGCTGACGCTGGCGCGGCTGCGGTTCGAAACGGCCGCGAATGCGGAGTCGGTGCTGCGGCAGGAGATGCTGGAGGATCTGCGGTTCCGCGCGGGCCAGCAGTGGCCCGAACAGATCAAAGCGGATCGGACGATTGATCGGCGCCCGGTGATTACGATCAATCGCCTCCCGCAGTTCATCAAGCAAATCACCAATCCCCAGCGGCAGGCGCGTCCGGCGCTGCAGATCAATCCGGTCGGCGACGGCGCGGATCAGAACACCGCTGAGGTGTTACAGGGCTTGGTCCGGCACATCGAGCAATCCTCGCATGCGGAAGTGGCGTTCGACGAAGCGTATGACGATGCGGTGACGATTGGACGCGGCTGGTTCCGGGTGCTGACGGAGTACGAGAGCGAGGACGGCGGGTTCAATCAGGAGATTGTCGTTCGGCGCGTGGCGAATCCGTTCACCATCTACGTCGATCCGGCCACGTCGGAACTGGATTACAGCGACGCGCGCTACATGTTCGTCGTGGACGATGTGCCGCGCGAGGAATATCGCCGCCTCTACGGCGATGCCTCATTGGCGTCACTGGAACTCTTCACGTCGAGCGGCGCGCATGCGCAGGACTGGTTTCCGGAAGGCCGCATCCGGATTGCGGAGTACTGGTATGTCGAGGAAACGACGCAGCCGATGGTGTTGGTGCGCGACTTCGATGGCCAGACGCTGACGCTGCCGGAGAAGCATGTGCCGAAGGCGATGAAGGATCGAATCCTGAATCGCCGCGAGATGAAAGTGCGCACGGTGCATTGGACGAAGATCAATGCGGCCGAAGTGCTCGACCACCAGATCTGGCCGGGCAAGTGGATTCCGATTGTGCCGGTGCTCGGCGACGAGATCAATGTTGACGGCCGCAAGGATCTGGTCGGGGTCGTGCGGTATGCGCGCGATCCGCAGCGCATGTACAACTTCTGGGTCAGCGCGCAGACCGAAGCGATTGCGCTGGCGCCGCGCACGCCGTTCATCGGCGCGGAAGGGCAATTCAAGGGGCATGAAGCGGAGTGGAAGCAAGCCAACACCCGCAATTTTGCCTATTTGGAATATGCGCCCGCGACGATTGGCGGGGAACCGGCGCCCCCGCCGCAACGCCAAGTGGCGGAGCCGCCCATCAACGCGATCATTCGTGCGACGCAGCAAGCCGACAACGATCTGAAGGCTGTCATCGGATTCTATGACGCGTCACTCGGTGAGCAGGGGCCGCAGGAATCGGGGCGCGCGATTCTCGCGCGACAGAAGCAGGGCGAAACCGCGAACGTCAACTACATCGACAATCTCGGTCGGTCGCTGTGGCACTACGGGCGCATTTGTCTGGATCTCATTCCGAAGATCTACGACGCGCCGCGCACGCTGCATATTCTCGGGCTCGATGATCAGCGGCGCGAGGTATCGATCAATCAACAGACGACCGACAAGGGTGAACAGGTCTGGTACGACGTCACGCAAGGCAAGTACAACGTGACGTTGTCGGTCGGGCCGACCTATCAATCGCGGCGGCAGGAAGCGGTCGCCTCGATGCTGCAACTAGTGGCGGCGGCGCCGAACATGTTGCCGATCATCGGCGATTTGCTGGTCGGCGAGATGGACTGGCCGGTGGCGCGGCAGATCAGCGAGCGGCTGAAGAAGATGTTGCCGCCGATGTTGCAGCCGCCAGATCAGCAACAGCAACCCGATCCCCAGCAGATGCAGGCGCAATTCGCGCAGATGCAGCAGGTGCTGCAGATGCAGGGGCAGATGCTGCAACAGGCGCAGCAGCAGCTGTCATCGAAGCAGATGGAGATTGAGAGTCGCGAACGCGTAGCGACGATTGCGGCGAACGCACAGATGACGATTGCCGCCGCGAAGATGGGGAACGAGCGGGATCTGGCGTTACTGGAAGCCGAGGTGCAGTCACAGGCGCAGAAGCTCGATCTGATGCACGACGCGGTGATGGCGGGCATGAATCAACAACAGGCGGGCCAGCCGCCCGACGATGGGCAGCGGATCCATGACGCGATGGAAGCGGACAAACAGCGGGTGTTCGATGCGCACAGCGCGGAACGGGATCGGCTCGCGAAGGCGGTGGAAGCGGAGCGGGGCCGGGCGCACGACCTGCGGATGAAGGCGATGGACTTCCGGCAGCGCGCACTGGCGGCGCGGACGGCGCAGAACCCGACGGAGGAGTAAATGGACGACTTGGTGATTGCATCGACGACAGACACGGAAGAGCAGATCAAGGCGGCGCTCGAACCGCGCGAGGACAAGACGCCGACGCTGTCGGAGACGGATCGCACGACGGGCGCGACGACGCCCCCGGGGGAGACGAAGCCGTCTGAAACAGCCGAGGCCACTCCGGCTGAAACGTCTGAAACAGCCGAGGTGACCGAGACGCCGACGGCCGAGACGGCGACACCAGCCGAGGCGAAGCCGCCGCGTAAGAAGTCGCGATCGGAAGAGCGCATCAATGAACTGACGCGCGAGAAGTATCTGGCCCAGCGGCGCGCGGAGCGGCTGGAACAGGAACTGGCGCAATACAAGGAGCAGATCCAGCAACACCAGCAACAACCGCCGAAGCCGTCACCCCCGCCCGTTCAGGCACAGGAACCGACGGAATCGCGCAAGCCGGATGTCAAGGATTACGCCGTCTACGAAGACTTCATCGATGCGTTGACGCGGTACAACGCGCAGCAGATCACCAACGACGCGATTGCGGGCCTGCGCGAGCAGGATGCGCAAAATGTCGCGGTCTATCAGCAGCAGCAGGTGCTGAATCAGTTCGAATCCGCGAAGACGCAGGCGCGCGAGCGCTACGACGACTTCGACACGGTGATGACGAGCGATGTGTCGCTGAACATGCCGCTCAACGATCAGATGCAGCGTGTAATTACGACGTCGCCAGTCGGCCACGACATCGCGTATTTCTTGGTCAAGCATCCGGATGTGGCGCAGGCCATCTATCAGCAGCCCGCTGAGGATGCATGGCGCACGCTCGGCCGACTGGAGGAGCGCATCGCGCTGACCGTGACGCCCCCGGCGCCCCAGTCCGCGTCGGGGCCCGGAAATGGACGGCCGCCGATGCAGGCGCGGGTGACGACGGCGACGGCGCCGATCACACCCGTTGGCGGGCAGAGTACGCAGACGAGCGTGCCGGACGATCAGTTGTCGTATCGCGACTACAAAGCGAAGCGGGATCGGGAAGAGTGGCAGCGGCGCCAGCATCGACGACGGTAAGCGGCGGATCGGATCGGATATCGACGGAGGCGAGGGAGATGGGACAGTGGAAGCTCGAAATTTCGGCCGTGGGTGCGCACGGCTGTGAACGCAAGGCGCGCACCGGGACCAAGCTCTATAACCGCTGCGGGAAATTCGGCTGCGCGGACTGTATGGCCTACGACTTCGTGCAATCGCTGCGCGTGAAGGGCTTCACAGTCGACTCCGCGAAGTTCATTCACTTCCCCGGCGCGCGACAGGAAGTGATCGACGATCTTTTGTCAAATGAGCGAAGACTGGGGGAATTCTAGCGATTTGACGTCAAAACTGACCGAAACGAGCCGGTTTTGACGCGTTTCGAGATCGTTGACGGCGAGTCGTCGTCGACGGGGTGCTTATAATAGCGCCGCTCATCTCGCGAGCGTTGCGAATCGCGACGCCACGCGCTGCCATCTCTTCATCGGAACATCTTCGGTCCCGCGTGAGCTTTGCGACTGGATCGCGGGCCAGTCACTGCGCGAGTTCTTGCGCCGCTATCGCGCGACGGCATGTATCCGGCTGTGTTGCGGAGATGACGTCCTGTGGCTGGAGCAACCAACAATACGCTGCTGACGATCTCCATGATCACGCGCGAAGCCTTGCGCGTGCTGGAGAACAACCTCACGTTCACCAAGCTGGTGAACCGTCAATTCGATGATCGCTTCGGGGTGGAAGGCGCCAAGATCGGCACCACCCTGAATGTCCGCAAGCCGCCCCGCTATGTCGGTCGCGTCGGCTTGCCGCTGCAACTGGAGAATGCGGTCGAGACGCAAGTCCCGGTCATTTTGGACACCCAACGTGGCGTGGACATCCAGTTCTCGTCTCAAGATCTCGCCCTTAGCATCGACGACTTCTCGGATCGGTTTATCAAGCCCGCCATTGCGTCGGTGGCGAACGCGATTGACTTCGACGGGTTGAAGCGCTACTCGGCGATCTGGAACGCCGTCGGCACGCCCGGCACGCCACCGTCTGCGCTACTGACCTACCTCAATGCGGGCGTGTTGCTGAACAACAACGCCGCCCCGCTCGACGGCGAGCGCTACATCGTCCTGAACCCCCGCATGCAGGCGGTGATCGTCGACGCGCTGAAGGGCCTCTTTCAAGCGTCCACGCTAATCGCGGAGCAGTACCGCAAAGGCGAGATGGGCGAAGCCATCGGCTTCTCGTGGTACATGGACCAGAACGTCAACACGGCGACCATTGGCGCAGCGGGCGGGACGACGCCACCAGCGACGGTGACGTCGGTCGGCGCAGGCGGCGCGACGCTCGTGACGGGCGGCTGGACTCCGGCATCGGGCGTGATCCTCAACGCGGGTGACGTCATCCAGATCGCGGGCTGCAGCAGCATTAATCCGCAGTCGCGGCAGACCACCGGCATGCCGATGCAAGTCGTCGTGACGGCGCAGGTGACGGCGACTGGCGGGGTGGCTACGATTCCGATTGCCCCGCCGCTCGTGGCGGCTCCGGCGCAACAGGCGACCGTGGATGTGTTGCCGGTGGGCGGCGCGCTGCTCACGGTGATGGGTAACGCGGGCACGCAATCGCCGCAAGGCATCGCGTTCCATCGCGACTGGATCACGCTGGCGTGCGCGGATCTCCCGCTGCCCGGTGGCGTCGATATGGCCGCGCGGGTGAGTGATCGCCAACTGGGCCTGAGTATCCGGCTGGTGCGGGCGTACGACATCAGCAACGACCAATTCCCCTGCCGTCTCGACATCCTCTACGGCTGGGCACCCCTGCGGCCGGAGTTGGCCTGCCGAGTGATGTCGTGATTACGGATATTGCCGGACGCTACGGCTTGATCCCCACGTCGAACGTTGCCGGGGTGGCGACCATCGATTGTGCCAATGCGACGGCGAATACGCTGCGGCTCAACGTGACCGCTGCGGCGACGCTGACATTGACGCAAGCGATGCCCGGCATGCGGCTGTGTCTCCTTCTCGTGGCTTCGGGGAGTGGGACACCGCCGTTTGCGGTGACCTTTGCGGCGAATGTGCGGTTGACCGGTGCGGTGTCGCTGGCCACGCTGGGCAGCGGCATCGCCTAGACGCTGCTCTATGACGGCAAGAACTATCTCGAAATGGCGCGCTCATCGGCGGCCGTCGTGATGCCGCAAGCCGACGCGCCTGAGTAGGTCCATGACTGATGACGACAAGCCGCCGGTGCCGTATCCGCACTGGCGGTATCACGCCACGTTACCGGCGGTGATTGTGCAAGACGCGGACGATGAAGCGACGCGGACGCCTGCGGCGAAGGGATGGTCGGACAACATCGCGGTGATGTATCCGCCCGTCGCGGACGCCCCGGCGTCCGCGCCTCTCTCGCCGGACGCCCCCATCCCGTCAGCGGAGGACGAGAAGAAGCTGGAAATCACGATCAAACCGGTGCCGAAGAAAGCGAAGT